GTCAGCCAGGCCGATGACCTTGGTGTAGAACGACCCGAGCGCCTTGTGTTTGGCGTAGGACCGCGTGTTTAGGTGCACCGAATGCGCAACATCGCGCGCCAAGAACAGTTGCCCGATCAGATCCGCGCAACTCATTGCTCAAACCCCGGCAAAATCTGCGTCTGCGGCACGCTTGGGACGATGTCGCCCATATCAATGGCCGCCGCGATGGTGCCCTGGACGATGTCCTGTATCTGTTCGGGCGTCATGGCCTGCTGCGTGGCCGCGATGCGCTTGGTCTCGGCCTCGTAAGCCTTGATTTGCGCATTCTGCTCGTCGATGGCCAGCTTCTGCATGTCATAAGACTGCATGAGCTGCTGAATTTGCGCCGTCGTCTGCTCCATCTGCTGCGCCATTTGCTCCATCTGCTGGCGCATAACCTGGGCTTCCGGCGAGTCGTCGGTGTCTTGCAGCACTTTCGGGTCGAGCATCTTCTCGAACCGCTTGGCCATCGTCTCAGCGCCAGGCCAGTCCATGTTCTTGACGAACAGGTCGCCAGCCACCGACCACAAAGCCGGGTTGGTCTGGAGAATCTGCCCCATCGTGTCCATGGCTTCCTGCTTGCGCGTCATGTAGCTCGGGCCGGAAGACACTTGCACGTCATACGTGCCGACGTTGGGGTTGTAGATTTTGGCAATTTCAATACCTTCTTCGTTCACAATGGAACGAACGGCTTCCGGCTGGGCGGGATTGATGCGCGCCATGCCGACCTCGCCGTCAACATTGATGATGCGGGCAATGCGCTGCGTGTCGTAAATCTTCGGAATGAGGTCGACGAGCTGGCGGGCGACGTATTTCACTGCACGGGCTAGGTTGTCGACGTAATGGTAAGTCGACGTGTCGCCCTGCCGCTCGCGCGCCAGGATTGCGCGGCCCGTCCGCTCATTCGACGTCGCCCCAATGCTGCTGTCATACTGGCCGGTGGTCGACTTGATGTCTTCCGCCGCGCCAACCTTGGCCTGAATAAGCCCGGTCTGCGCCATCGGCGGCTGTGCGCGCTCGGGCAGCGGCAACGGATTGCCGGCGCCGTCCGTCACGTCCGGGTTGACCTCTAGGTAAGGCCAATTGTTCGTATTGGCCGTCTTCCAGTTCGTTTCATAGCCTTCGAACTGGCCGCCATAGCCGATGAACGGGGCTTTCGGGGCCAAGGCCAGCATTTCGGCCTCTTGGCTCACCCAATAGTTATACATGCGCTGCGCGTCCTTGGCGTTGCGCACCAGGCCGCTGATGTAAATCTGCCCGTCGACCTCGAACTCATTGCCGACGACGCGCACGACGGGAATATATTTGCCCGCCCATTCGCGCTCTTCCAGCACCTCATAGCCGTTGGTCTTAATCCACATCACCTTGCGGCGGTCGCTTTCGCGCGAGCGCAGCGGCTTGCCGTAAACGGCCTTCAGCCGCTTGTCCTCAAACGAGCCGTCAAAGGCGGTGATGTTGTCGGGGTAGAGGTTCAACGTCGCCTTGCGGTGGTCGACGTAGAAATATTCAGCGATGCGGATGGTTTCCTGGCTCATCCACATGCTCAGCGACTGATCGCCAACGCCCTGCGACATAAGCGTCGAAACCGGCGTCGCGTCGGGATACAGACGCTCATATTCCGACTTGGGAATGTCCTCGGTGATAAAGCACCATTCGGCGTCCTGCCCGCACGGGTCCTGTATCATCGGGTCCATGTAGACCGAGAACGAAGAACGGACGCGGCCGATGCGGATGTCCTGGTCGAAGGAGTCTTCCTTCGTGTATTCCGTCAGGATGCGGATATAGCCTTCGCCGTAAGTCACTTGGTTATCGCAGGCCGTGTCGTAAGCCACGTCGGCGTCCGACATATATTCAATATGCCGCACAATACCGTCGAAGATTTCCGCGACCTCGGGGTCGGCGTTCTCGTCGGCCGGGATAACGCGGGCCGTCGGGCGGTTTTGCCGCTGCTCGTTGGTCACAAGCCGCACATGCTGCGGCAGCTTGTTGATGGTCAGGCAGGGGCGGGCGTTGATTGTCTGGCCCTGCACCGAGCCACGGGTCGACAGAACGTCGGCAGGCCACTGCCACTGATTATCAGGGCTGCCGGCCATGAACCGAAGATCGTCTAATTCGTCCTCGCGCGAGTCGCTGTAGGCAGACATTGCCGTTGTTAGGCGGCTGCGCATGGTAGACAGCATTTCGCTTTCGCCGGCGGCTACCTTGCCGGCGTCTCTTACATCGCTCACGGGCAAGCCTTTTTAATGCGCCATCCAGCCAGAAGCCGCCGGGACGCCGCTATAGTGCGAAACACGCGGCCTTGCGTCGCCGCGATATTCCCGGTTGGCCACGGGATAAGCGAAAGTTACCGCAATGGCGTCAGCCGCATCCGGTGACGCCAAGCCGCGCGCTTTCATGTCTTTCTTACTTTCGAGAAAGATCGTTCCCTTGCTGTCCGGCTTCGTCTTCGGGCCAGTAAGGTCGCTCTTCAGAAACTTGTCCTTCGGGATGCTGGCCGTCTTCAGCCATTCCCGCATCGCGCCCCAGATTTCGGCGCGCTTGTTGCCATACATGAGCGGCTTGGCGCTCTTGGCCCCAAAATTCACGCCGCGAATCTTGAACCGTTGTTCCTTCAACCGGTCGACAACGCCGGCCCCCAGGCCTCCCTCGTCAATCACGACAAGGGCCGGGCGGTAAGTCTCAATGGTGTCGATGACATGCCCGACCACAGCCATCGTGTCGTCGCCCCGGTGGCGGCGCAGGGCGATGATGTCGCGTCCCTGACGCACCGCGATCACCGTCGCATCCGAGCCAAACCGGGCCGGGTCCACGCCGACAACAACCGGCGCGCTGGCGTCATTCCACTTTTCGCGTTCCATCGCCTCATCGACATGGCGCGAGCTGATAAACTGGTCATCCGAGGCATTCGGGAACGTCCCATACACCTCGACATGCGCCTGCAGACTATCGACGCCATACTCGTCAATGATCTGCTGGTAGACCGCCTTGTCGGTGCCTTCGACCTCGCGCGCGTCCACGACCCTGTTGCGCCAAAAGTCGCGCTTTGAGTTGAAGCATTCGTAAAAATAGCCAGAGTTCCGGCGCGGGTTGCTGAACGCCAGCCAGAAACGATGCGGCGTGTTTTCCGTAAAGAAGCCCGACGCGACCGACCAAATGGCGTCGTCGATGCCCGACGCCTCGTCAAACACCAGCATGACGCCGGCGAAGTTATGCACGCCGGCATAAGCATCCGGGTTTTCGCCCGACCACAGCCGCCCTTCAACGCCCCAGTAGCGGGTGCCAAGCTTCAAGTCGCGCTCCACCAGCTCGCTCAGCCATTTGGCCGGCGCTACCCGCGTGGCGCTGATTTCGAACCAATGCCCGTGCAGCCCCATCGACAGCCACTTGGTGATTTCAGCCCAAGTGACGCTGCGCAACTGCGCCTCGCTGTTGGCCGACACAATCGTCGTGCTGCCGATGCGCGTCGACAGCATCCAGATGACGAGCCAGCTCACCAGCGCGGACTTGCCGATGCCGCGCCCGGAACTTACCGCCGACCGAAACGTCTCAAACTCAAGCCGACCGTTGTTCGCCTGGATATGGTCGCGCAGTTCCATGAGAACTTCGCGCTGCCATTTACGCGGGCCTTCAAAGTGCTCCAACGGCGTCCCCGGCTTCCCCCACGGGAATGCCAATCGGACAAAAGCAAGCGGGTCGTCCTTGATCTGCGGCGACCACATCAGCGACATCAGCCGCTGCTCGTCCTCGGCTGAGTAAACCGTCGTCTGCATCAGCTTCCTTGAGCTTGGCTGCAATTACACTGATGGGCTATTTTTATTTTTCAGACGCTCGCGATACCGACGCTGGCGTTCAGCGTTACCCGCGTTACGCGTTACGGTGTTATGCGTAACGGGCGTTACGGCGTTACGCTCAGCCAGTAACGCTTCAAGGCGCGCCACACGCTGCTCAAGAGCTGCTAAAGGGTCGTGGGTGAAGCGGATCATGCGAGCCAAAATAAAAAAACGCGCGCGGGGGTAGCCCAATTTCTTTGGGGAGAGCCCCGGCCCTGCCCCCCGGCCTCGCGGCGGCCAGGCGTGCGCAGCGGGCATCAACCCGTGCGCTAGGCGTGCAGTGCGCAGCTAACCCGTTGATACTGCTGATGTCGTCCTGCCCTTGAAAAGGGAGTGCTCATTCGTCGTCTGCAGACAACTCGCTGTCTTGCTTGTCGTAGGCGATGCCCTCAATGACGCGAGACTGCGCTTCGTCCAGCGCTGCGCGTATTGAGATGTTGGTATTGATTTCAACGGTTTGGCGTTCGCCCCACGTGCGTGACGCCAAGCGCATTGCGGTGAATTTGTAGAAGTCGCCAGCAACACGCGCCGCTTGCGGGTCGATCTCGCCACGCAGCACGCCTGCCGCGAGGTCCGTCAGCTTATGCCCGAAGTGCATACCCCGCTCGATCATTGCCTGTTCGTAGGCAATCCCAAACTCCGGGTATTTGGTTTTCCAGTCAAACACCTGCTTGGTGCTTGGCATGCCGTCTTTGCCGCATATGTCTGCAAGGCTGTATCCTTCTGCGATCTTGGCGCAGAAGCGATCTACTGCCTCTTTGGAATATGCTGACTTGCGGCCAACCTTAAGCCTGATCTTTTGTTTGATCGGCTTGCTTGGCACTTTCAGTAAGTCTGTTACTGCGCTCATTGTTGTCTCGGCATTCGGATGGTGTAGCGGCCAGAAGTGTCGGGCTCGCCTCGAATGCGGGTGTGGTTGGTCAGCGCCGCCGGCCGGGATCCAGCCCATTGCGCTGTATTCGTCGCCCGCTACGCAGGCCAAGCGGCTTTCCCCGGCAGTTCGTTACGCTGCTGTCGCCTTCCGCCTTCGGGCCATGCACAGCCCTAAGCCTCTCGGGGAATTACTGGCTACCGGCACTTCCAGGCGCGGAGAGATTTGTTGATGCGGCTGTTCGGGTCGCGCGCCGTCTTCTCGGACGTCAGCTTGTCCTTCATGCCCTGCATTCGAGCGCAGAACGACGCCTTGCGGCCAGCGTCAGCCTTCGTCTTCGGATTCGGCGCAGGCGGCTTCAGGTTGCCGCCCGTCTCGCGATTGTAGCTGGCGCGTCCCGCAGCATTCAGACCGCCCTTCGGGTCTTTGCCGGCCTTGCGCGTCCAAGCGGGCGTCTTAGCCATCAACAGCCCCAATAGGCAATCGGCTCAACCTTGCGGCTGGCCAGCCACGCGCCGTCGTCGTAAACGCGCTCCCGGCACCAAGACTGAAGCCCCGCAACCCAGATAGTCGCGTCGTCAGTGCCGAAGCGCGCAAACAGGGCCTCAAAACGGTCCATCAGCAGCCCTTGCCGCTTTTGCCGGCCTTCATGGCTTTCATGGCGTTGCCAACGGGCTTCGTGGGCTTCACCAGCTTGACGCCAACCGCTGAGCCTTTCGGCAGTTTCACGGCAGTCTTTGCGGGCTTGCTGGGAGATTTCATGCGCGCCTCAAAAGAAAACCGCGCCGAGCGAGGGGCTCAAGGCGCGGTTGGTGCAACCCACTGGAGACAGGTGTGCCAGTGAATTATCGGCGCGTCGTCGGTGATCAGTCAAGGCGGCGCGTTACGCTTTTTTGGGCGCCCCACGGCTTCCATGCCCAAGTGTTGAATCAGCGCTTCCAAGCTGACGACCAGCACGCCGACAACCCAGCCGAAACCCTGCCTGCCGCTTGGTGCGCCCGCAGAACGAAACAGCTTGGCCGTTTCTTCAATGCCCTTCCCTTCGCCACAAACGTGCGTCAGGACGGCGTAACCCGTCTGCCCGCACCCCGAATGCCTGGCGACGTCGTTTAGCCATTGAGTGGCCCGCTGGACGGCTTCTGTGAGCGGCTCCGCAGGCAGCCCGCCGTCGACATGCTCCTTGGTGTAGTCAATGGCCTTCTGGCTGCCCAGGACGGCGCGCTCGTAGTTGGCGCGGAACGCCTCGGCGGCTATCCGCTGGCTGTCGGAAATCTGCCCGGCATGGTGCATGCGGCTGATGGTATGCTCGCGGATATTAACCAGCACCTCAGCCTTAGCGCCGCGCTCGTAAGGGTCATCCACGACGCCCTTCGCCAGCTCCATATGCGCGCTAGTGGCCAGCGTCACGCTGACCTTCCGGCGTCTTCCTGCCCGGTTCATGCCGCCTTCTTTCTGCGCTTCTTAGGAACCTTGCGGCCCATGCGCTTCTGCTCTTGGTGCCAGCGAAAAGCCGAGAAATGCGCCCACGACTTGAAGCCCCTCGGCACTGGTCTGTCTTCCTCGTCGTCTTCCAGCCCCATCAGCCACGCCATGTCCGACTGCGTGATCTCGCCCGCCCGCAACATCTGCTCGGCGCGCACAACCTCGCTGTCCTTCATCGGCGTGTCGGGGGCAGGCGCGTAGCTCACAGCCAGATGAAATCCCGTGCCCGGCCGGTAACGCTAATCACATGCGCCGCCGTGACTCTCGGCTGATAGTATTCCGGCCCGGCGAGCCGCTTTTTCTCGACTGCCCAAGCCAGACGCAGGCAGCGGGCGAAATCCCAGCCGGGCTTGCCGCTGACAAAGCGCCATTGTTTGTGGGCGTCCCGCATGACGCGGGAACGGTCGTATTTAGGTTTCATCACGCAGCCTTCCTTGCCGACGGCTTCTCGCCGGCCTCAATTTCCCGCAGCGTCGTCTCTATGTCCTTGCCGATGGCCCGCATGGCCTCAAAATAGGCGCGGGCGGCGTCAGGGTTCTCGTCCCAAGCGGCTTCGCGGAAGCGCTCGTTTGCCCGGCGCATGTGCTCGGCGCATTCGAGTAGGTAGGTGAAGCGCAGGCCGTCCATCAGCGGTAAGCCTTCGTGGTGAGTTGGCGCGTATCCGGGCGCAAGCAGAGCGCGGCGTGGTCGACGCAATACGGCCGCATCCCGTCGCGCTTGCCGCAGCAGAACAGGTGCATCCCGTCGCGCTCGCCAATCGGGAATCGGCAGTGGTGCGGCTTGAGGCCCATCAGCGTGCGCGGCTTGCCGAATGGCGTCGTGCTGGCTTCCAGCTGCTCGTAACGCGGCTGCGGCTTGTTATCCTGGGCGAGTGCCGCCTTAACGGGCTCTGGCGCCGGCTTGGGCGGGAATAGCTTTACGACCGCCTTGGCGACGTCCTTCTTCACCTTGCGGACGCTGATGGGCTTGGTGTCGCGCGTGTGAATGGACAGCCGATGCGCCCGGCCGATGCAGCTATTTTTGTTCCGCCCCATGAGCCTGCCGATGGCGGCGTAAGACAGGTTTTCGGCTACCAATTCGCGCAAGCGGGCGTCGTCGGCCTCGCTCCAAGGGTTGCAGATGCGCTGCGGCTGTGGCTCGCTCATCAGGCGTACTCCACACAGGTGGCGGCGGCGCTGCCGAGATAGCTGCTCGTCGGCGTCGTGGCGTATTTCACGCCCTTGCCTTCGGCCGAGATGACATATTCGGTGCGGGTCGGGCTGTGGCCGGCACGCTTCAAGTCAACGAGGTGCATGATGTTGGCGTTCTTCAGCCGAACCTTCTCAGCTGCAGGGTCTTCGCCAGCAAACGGGTGCTTCGACTTCGGTTGATGGTTGCGCTTCTGCGCCACCCACTTGGCGGCAATCATTTCATTCCACAGCGCTTCAACCTCGTCGGCCGTTATCTCTTCGGCAAACCAGTCGGACAGGTTGGCGGCGCATGTCGCGAAATCGCGCCCGTGCCGACGCTGGTTGAATAGGAAATTCCGCACAGTCTCATTCACTATCATCGGGCGTCTCCAGCGGCTTCAATGTCAGGGTGGTGTCCTTCGACCAGCCGACGATAATTTCGAGCCGGCGCAGGTATTTGGGGCTGTCATCGACAATCACGCCGGCATGCCGCAGCGTGTCGAGAAAGGCCTTGGCGGTGTTGTCCAAGTCGATGCGCGTGGCCTTCGGCAGCTTAATTTGCAGGCCGAAACAGCCGGTGATGGGCTGCCATTTCTGCGTGGCGATGACGCCCAGCGTGCGGGACTGCCAGTCGCGATAGGCCTTCGATTTGATG